TAAGCGGCTGCATCCATGATATTATCTGTATTTGCCCGATCGTCAAGAAAACAGTATTTTATACCATCTTCCAGAATGTCAACGAACAATTTACCATCATTATTGTCCTGTCTGGTAAATATGTATTCAATGAATAGCTGTTCTATCGAATTGATCTCAAGCCCCTCTTCTTCAGCTTCTTCTTTTACAGCCGTTTCAAGTTCACTTTTTAAATAGTCAGTTTCCGTAGAAATACCATAAAAGCCACACAACTCTTTTATAATATCACTGCTTATTGCTATATCGTGCATATCAAAATTTGCATCGAAAACCCTTGATAAATGTACATCACTTCCGGGCTGCTCAAACCAATTATATCCATTATACCCCAGTGATAAATACTCTTTTATAAACTCAATTCCCCATCTTGCCCGGCTGATCATTCTTTCCCCATAATTCCAACCGTAATAATTTGCAATCAGTTTCTTGTGATTAACGCCGTTCATATCCTTTTTATTGTATCTCACATAAATCTGTGAACGCTGTCCCATGCTCTTTTCCTCCTAACACACAAAAAGTTCATCTGTATCAATACACACAATTTCTGAAAAGAATTTTTTCGTCTGCTCCAGGAACAATGAAACTTCTTCACTTGTCCGGCATAATTTACCACAATTACAGAATATGACATCATTATTATTTTCTACAATGCGATTGATCTGCACGCTGTAGTAAAATTCGCCCTTTACCGGCGCAACAAACTTTTTCACATATGCTTTTGTAACTTCTTTATTCCCCATGTTTTAATTTTCCTTTCTGATCTATTCTTCAATAAACTGCAATGCTTCTTCTTTAGAACAACTGCCCTTTACAGCTCTATATTGTCACTTTTAACCGCTTCTGTTCTGTCTTATTGATGCTTCTAACAAGTTTTAAATCATCTTTACCTTTAGTAATAACCAGCAAGCCCGTATTTGCCATTTCATCAATGATTTTCATAATATGGTTTATTGTCTGACCACCACCATAATTTCGCCCGTCATTTAAGCCTAAACGGTTTAATCTGAACATTCCAGCAAGATCCCGACACACATCAAAAGCACTATAATATTTTGTTGTCCTGGTTGTATGGCAACTGTCAAATAACGCTTTTCTGATTTCTTTATCTCTACCAGATAAATATTTTTCATATTCTTCATCCGATATAACATATACTGTTTCGTAAAGATCCACCCAACGAATAGATGATAATTTCATTTTGCTAATCGCTTCTGCAACTTTTTTCACATCATTCTTCAAAATAACGCCGCTTATATCCTGTGGATGTGCATATAAATGTGCCTGTTTATCTTTTCTGTTTTCAATATCATAGCCACAGCCTTCAAAGATTCCAAAAGATTCTATAAGTTCCCTGGCTTCTTCGTGCCATTTCTGACAATCATCATCTGAAGAAAAACTACAGCCACGATATGACGGTGTATCAATGCGAAAATACACATTAACATATTCATTTCCATAGTCTACATCTGGATTCCAGTTATTTGTTAATGTATGATCTGCACCATATTCACGACCTACACCATTTTGATGATATTTAATATTTGCCATTTTAAAACTCCCTTCCCAACTCTTTAAGTGTGCTATTTGTCAAGATCCCATTTTCACAAAATCTTGCAACTTCCAAAAATTCCACCTCTGGAAGCATATCAGAAACAAAATAGCAAAATTGATCCTTTGAAACATTATTGTGTTCTACTGCATAATCAATAATGTTTTCTACAAGATCCCAATTCCAATGACTATCAATACAACCCGGAAATTCATCTTTTAACCAGCTCATAAACTCATCTTTATTGAATCCATTTAACATGATTTTTCACCCTCCTATTATCTGATGCAATGCTCATAACCCAATTTACTTGTGTCATAGGCAAGATCTGTATTGGAATAATCACAGCCTTTATCATTACCCCATACGTCAAACGAATGATATAAGTCCGTCCAGGCTTCTATATCCGCTTCACTCATTCCGGCATCTATCCATTTTTGTTTTATTTCCTGAAATTTTACTGTATCGGTAAAATCTCTGTCATCATTTGGCATTATGTACGGTTTCATATTCTCGCTGCACCTCTCTGACTTTCTTTTTCAGTTCTTCAAACTCTGGATCTGTCAACCATTCCGGCTTATCTTCCGGCTGGAATGATTTCAAGATGTTTTCCATCTCGTTTAAAATTGTATCAATGTCTGACCACAGATTATTTTTACTACATCCATTGCAATTAATATAATACTTGCAATCTGACTGTAATCTGCTCAATAACATATAATCGCCACATCTAGGATGTACTTTATACGGATTTTCGCACTCTACAGGCTCTTTTACTATATTGCAAGGCTCGCCCCAGATTTCCCCGTATTCGTCACGATATGCACCAATATAAAGGCTTAATTCACCATAGCCGTTATTTTCATCAAAGTACAGTTTGCCGTTTTCGTCCTCGTAAACAGGTGTATCAAGAAAACCGCCTTTACCAATATATTTTACTTTCATCACTTAATGCTCCCTCCTATTTATTTTCTAAATAACTGTCAATTTTCTCCAAAAGTTGATCACAGGTTCTTAAAATTCCCATTGTGCCGTTTTCATTGTCATCGTCATAGACTTCATCTGAAGCCTGTGCTGCTAAATCCGCCAATCTCTGCAATAACTCTTTCATTTCTTCTGCAATCATCTTATTACATTCCTTTCTTTTATTTTGTTCAACTTAAATCAAATGTTGAACAATGTATTTATAAATATCATCAATGCAAGTTACCCTTGCTTCTTTAAATGTGGTTTCAACCGCTTCAACAAGCATTTCCCACATTACTGTCTGATAGTCTGTGTTTCTATCCATTAGATAATAAATAATGTCTGACATTGAATACTGATTAACGAATTTGTAAAAATTCTCATTTCTAAGGTTTTTAGCAAGATTCTGCCATCTTTTACCGTTTTCATCAGTTGCAACCCAACGATTAAGATCGTCTTTATAATTTCCGACTGTCTCACCGACTTTAAAAGCCGTACTATTTGTGAGTGCTACTACCTCAATAAAAACTGTTGTTTTTTTAATCCTGTTTCCCATGTCAAAACCTCCATTTTTAAAGTCGTGTCTGTTGTCTATATTCGTATATTACCATTATTTTAATCTACTGTCAAGATATATTTCATTTATTTTATACTACATAGACTATATATTACTTTACTTCATATTCTCTACTTAATTACTCTATAATCATCATTTTTAGGTATGTACTTTTCAAGTTGTTGCATGATAGGATCATAAATTGTTACAATGGCATATTGTTTACAATAATGCGTATTTTCTGGTATATGCTCAATTATCATTGTTGGAACATTCAAGCCATCATCCGGT